GACATTGCGAACGTGGATGTGGCAGGAGCCAGCACCGACAGCATCGACGAAGGCGACGTAGCTATTGGCGGTTGCTCCTGAATCGATGCTGAGGACCACGACATCGGTCGTTGCGATCGCTGAATTGTTGAGCGTGAAGCCGACGCTGGTCGAAGCCGCCAAGGCCGCACCATTCATGGTGATCTGGCCGCAGACGGTGTTGAGCGTGACAGCAGTGGATTTGTTGGTCGCCTGAGTGACTGCTCCACCGGCTCCGGTCGCATAGCCTACCCCGGCGCTGGGGCTACTCGAGGTGATCGCCGTAATGGTGAACCCGACGATGGTCCCCGGCGTGTAGGGGTCCTGAGAATAGAGAACGGCGTCGTTCTTGTCGGTGATGACGAGAGCGTAAGTCGTCGTTCCGTCGAGATAGATGCTGTCGAACCGTCCCGCTCCGTCTGCAATTGCCGGGTTGGCGTGAAGCGTCGAAAGGGCCGAGCTCGTGTAGATCGCCTTGGGCGTGGTCGTTCCCGGCGAATAGAAATAGGCTTTCGCACCGGGCGCACCGACGTTCGTCGGCAACGCGACCACCGGATAGGGGACGATGAATTGGACAGCTGCCATTGGACACCCTCAAAGCGCGATGCCCTGACGCGCGGACCATCTGCCCCCTGCGGGGCTGGCAGCTGCTCCAGTCTAGGTGTAAAAGCTCTGGAAATGCAAAATAATGTCAGATGACCTGGGGCGAGGTTTTGGCTTTCACAGCGCTGGCCATGTGGCTCACCCCGCCGCCGTGGCGGTTCCGTTGCTCAGCGCTGCTGCTGATCCTTGTTGTCGGGCTGGGCGGCTAGTTCGCGAACGGGCTTTGGCCAGCAGCAAGTCTCTGCTCTGCGTGTGCGACAGCTTTGCGCCTGATGCTCTCAGGCAGCTTCTTCGCGATTTGGTCCTCGGGCGTCGTCAGGAGCCAGTTCACCTCTTCCTTGGTGAGACCAGGAACAAGCGTGGGAATGTCCATTTCTTTGCCGTTGATCGGCACACCGATGGAGAGTTCCGTTGAGACATTCCCATCAGGGCGCTTCAAGACGCCGAGATAGCCAGTGCCTTTCGGCGTGCCGTCTGGACGGTTGCCAAAGCCGTTAGCTGGCGGACTGGCTAAAGGGCGCGGTGCCTGCTGGCCGCCCTCCTGTTGGTTTGGCTGGGCGGCTAGGAGCTGCGTCACCCGCTGATCGAGGAAGTCGCGGATCGGCGTCAATTCGTGAGCCAGCGCCGGTTCGCGCGAGATTACAAGACTGAGGCCCTTGACCGCTTGTTGAGCCTGTGACGGGGTTGACACGTCCGCAGCCTGAGCAAGCCACTGGGACACACGCGGATTGACCATTGCGCGGGCGGAGAGGACGTTGCGGGCTGTCTGGGCACCTTTGACGGCAGCGCCGACCGCAAGGCCAGTCAGGGCTCCGGTGCCCCCTCCAGCCATGCCGCCTTCAGCGAGGCCAGCCATTCCGCCAAGGCCTGTGAGGCTGGCAACGAACTTGGTCGCCATTTGCCGGATCATACTGTTCGCGGTTTTCGAGCGGTTGATGTCGCCGACCCCTTCCTTCAGCTTCTGTGATAGAAGCCTGAGGTTTGAGATCGACTGCGCGCCATCGGGGCCGAAAATCGTCCTCAAGGCCCCCGGCGACATCTTGTCGGTCTGCGTCAGGAACGTGTCGGTACTGAACGGTGCATCCTGTCCCCCTTTGCGGCCCAGTGTAGCGGCAACGGTCGCCGCGACATCCTGACGCTCGACGGGGTCAAGATAGCTAACCACGGCTGAGAGCCGGCGGAGATTGCCGCCCTTGGCAGACAGCGTGTTGATGTTCTTGAACGCCGTCTGAGGATCAAGCGGGTTGTTCTTCTGGCCGAGAATGGAGCGCTTGATGTCGTCCACGACAGTCTGGCGCTCGCGATAGAACGCATCTGCTCTCTTGTAGAGGCGTCCTGCTTGGGGGGCGGCCTGCGAGATGTCATCTGCCGCCGCTCCAAGAATGCTGTTCGCTCGCGCCTCTGCCCCGCTCATCGTGAGGTTGCTGTTGCCGATAGCCCCTCTCAAGCCTTCGCGGATGTTGCGGATTTCAGCGACAGTCTTTCCACCGGGAGCGGCCAGGTCATCGCGGATGCCTTGGAGGAAATTGATCTCACCGGAGTTGGTCGAAGGGTTGGCCTTTAATGCGGCGATTTCCTGATCGGCCTGGTCGATAGCCTTCTGAGGCACTAGACGGTTCGTTCCGCCCGCGTTCTCCGCTGCACGATAAAGCCGGTCCGCGATGCCGCGTGAGCGCTGGATGTAGCGGTTGCCGGAAAGCTGGAGCTTTTCTCCAGCCGCCCCCTCATTAAGCGCAGTCCCGCCCTGCCCTAGATCAGCAACCCGACCTTCGATCTGGCTCTTGGTCTTGTCGATTCCGGCGCGAATGACGTTCTGGCTTCCTGGAGCGCTTTCGAGAGCCCCGAAATTGCCCCGAGAGGCAGGATCGACCATCGGACGGAGAAGATCCACGCCCTCCGCTTGTGCAGCATTGGCAACGTCGGGAGCCATGCCTTTGGGCAATCCACGCGCTGCCAGTTTAGACGCAGCGTAAGGTGCAAGAGCTCCCACAGCAGCCCCGCCAATTCCACCAACAACCGCTCCGGAAGTGCTCGGACCAGCACCCTGACCCGATCCGAATCCTGCCAACGCACCGCCATATGCCCCTGACTTCGCGCCCATCTTAATCAGCTGACGGACGTCCGTTACTGCGGCGAGGGCGTTGGTCGGTGAGCCTGACGCCATTCCTCCGACGAACTCGATTGGCGCAGCACCATAGCCAAGCGTGTCCTGTGCATCGCTGATCCGCTGGCGTTCGACATCGCGGCCGAGCTTGTAACTGCCGACAGGATCGAACTTGCCGGTGAACGGCGAGGTGATGATGTTCGCCGCAGCGTTGCCGATGCCTGCCGCTTCGTCGGAGAGGCTCAGGGTCGCGTCTTGCTTCAGGAGCGTTTCGACGGGGGAATCGGCGAGACCGAGTTTGTCCTCCTCGGCAATGCGCTTTTTGACCTTCTGCTGTTCCGGTGTATCGGGCTGAACGAACTGAACGTCCATGCCCTTAGCGCGAGCCGTGTTGATCTCGTCCGGGTTGGGGTCAACGCCGTGAGCGCGGCCATAAGCCACGATCTGATCAGTGGTCGCGCCGGAATGAAACATCTGGCGCAGTGTGTCATTCGTGGTCTGCAGCTTGGGGTCGGAAGGGCCTGAGCTGCCTCCGCCTCCACCCGCACCGTCCTCAGCACCCGGAGGAGCGACGCCGGGGATGAGAATGTGATCCTGTTGCTTTTGGGGCGCGACTGGAAGGTGGCTAGTATCGTCGGGAACGTCATAGCCGGGCTGTTTTACAAGCGCGTCATAGCCTTGGTTGATGCCGCCTTTCATGGCGTTCATCCGGTTTTCCATGTCCACCTTCATCTGGTCGAACACGGCCTTTTTCTGCGACATCGAATAATTGCCGGTCAGTACCGACATGGCTTCGCGGCGGGCGTTATCAGAAAGCACCCCGGCTCCGCTTGGCGAGCCGTTTACGACCTTCGCATATTCGTTCACGAAGGTATTGTAGGCAGCGTCCATTGCCACCTTCGTGTCATGGCCGGGGACCGGAAGGTTCTTTTGGAAGAACTGCGTAATGGCATTCAGCGCAGGAAATTCCGTCTGGCCCGGAAGCTCTGCGCTACGATCAAGGAACTGCTGGCCGTTGAGGGTGGCTGTAGCCTCATTTTGCCGCGTCGTGCCAAGCTGGGTTTCGAGCGTTCCCAACTGCTTCTTGCCCGATTGGTAGTGAGCAATTTGCTTTGCAAGATCAGTTCCCGTCAGGCCTTGGGCTCCAGCAATCTCAGCGACCTTCGCCATCACTTTCTGACGGTTCTGGGCGGCCACCTTGCCCATGCCCATCGTCGGCATTGGCGCACCGGCAAGGATCTGCTGGGCGTAGAAAGTGGTCGTCTTGTCGTCGAGCGTGTCGTTGGTTGCAGGGTCCTCAGGGCCGCCGGCGATCGGGCGTAGCGCTCCTGGACGCGCTGGATCAGCCTCGTATCCAGTGGGAACAGATGGCGTTTTACCGACGCCTGGGATGACGCCAGTAAAGCCCGGAGCCGGAGCGACGATCGGATCAGCGTCCCAAGGGTTGGTTGCCATCAGTCGACCCTCTTTCCGGTCTCGAACTCGCGCATGGCCTGTGACAGCTGCGGAAGCAGGGCGGGAGAAAGGGCGTCGTGTGGATTGACGCCCAAGCGGCGCGACACATAGTCGATGTAGTTGTTCACCGACGCATCGGAATTGTCTCCGCCGTGGCTTTTGCGGGGTGCGTAGGTTTCAACGATGCTCGACACATTGTTGAGGCCACGACCCATGTAGCGGCCCAAAAGCGCCTGCTGCGCGTGAATACCTTCCTGCGGCGACGAGAAGCGCTGAAACTCCATCGATCCGGGGACGCGAAGGGCGCCGGGGTTATTCTTCATTGAAAAGCCGCCAGTCGAACCTCCGCTCGACTGACCTCCTTTCACGCGCATGTGACCACTAGGATCAAGATAGTGGGCGCCCGGAGGAACCGCGTCATAGCTTTTTTGGTCGCTGACCGTTGGCAACGCTCCTGCTTCTGCCGGGTTCTGTGTCCCCGTGGGATGCCCCGTTGCGTCGATGGCGAAACTCGGGCGCTCTCCCTGCTGCACCCAGCTGATCTTTCCTTGGGCGATGAGGTCGCTGATTTTCTGCGAGGTCGTGATCGCAGCGTCCAATTGCGTGGGGTTCGTCGGGTCGAACTTGTCCAACTGGGCCGCGTCGATGCCCTCGCTCTGAAGGATGGGTTTGGCCTGTGCCCAGAACGCTGTCTGTTGGGCAGGGTCGGCCATCTGCTTCAGCTTGTAGGCGATTGGCCCTGCCTTCTCCCAGAAATCCACGGCGCGCTTTTTCGTCTCGTCGTCCAGTTTCCCGAGCTGTTCGGCAAGGTCGAAGTCCCCAGCGGTAACGGCCGCTGTCCTCGCGCCTTGAGTGTCGCCACCTGCATATTGCTGACCTATGGTCTGGCGGCGCTGCTGAACCTTCAGTTCCTGTCCCCGCTTCGAGAAATACTCGCCGAGCTGCGGGTTGACCTGATACAGTGTCGAGAGGGCAGATGGATTGCCGGAGTCGTTCGCGAGAGCCGCGAGAGCGTTCCGCTCGTGGAACTTGTCGATGATTGCCGAGCCGACCTGATAGCCGCGCGCGAAGTTACCGGCGATGTCCACCGGGCCGTTCGAGCGGAGAATGCTCCAATCCAATTGGTCAGCCATTCTGCTCAGCTTTCAGGCGCGCAATCTCTTCCTCGAGCTGCTTCACGTTCTCAGCCATTCCCGGCTGACCGCGGCGCTTGGCGAGCTTCGCCTCAAGTCCCTCGACGCGCGTCATCCCATCCAACTCAAATCGACGCCGTTGTAAATCCCGCTGTTCACCAGCGCATTGTTGGGCGCATAGCTCGATGGGAAAGCCCCAGCGATGGTCCCTGCCGCCGTTCCGATTGCGCCGCCGATATTGTTCCAGTTGTTGGCGCTCGCCTGCCCTCCGACGAGAGCGGCGTTTCCCGCTGCATTAGCCGCATTGTTGTTGTTGGCGCTGACCTGGCTGACGAGGTTCTGACCAACTCCGGCGAGGGATGAGGAAGCCGCTTCGCCCAATGCCTCCTGCCGGTAGAGGTCGTCCAGATAGGTGTTCAAGGCTCCTGCGGCATGGCCGGCAGCGTAATTCTCGATGCCCTTCATCGCCGCGCCGCTCTCCAGCGCACCCATCGCGGCGTATTTGGTGTTAACCGCCTTCTCGCCCTCGGCAAGAGGCACCTGATAGGCTGGAGAGTTGTAGAACGTGTTCCATGCCGCCAAGGCGCTGGTCGGCGTTCCCGGTGCCGTTGAGGGCGTCCCGCTAGGAGTTGGAGTGGGGGTTCCCGAAGGCGTCGGTGTTGGCGTGCCGCCAGAGGCCGGCGTAGGCGTAGGCGTTGGAGCCGTGTATCCCGAAACCGACGACGGATCGGCGTGGGGAGTGTAAAGCCAATTGTGCATCGCCGTCGCGAAAGCGGCGGAATCGATCGCTCCGGTCGGAGTGTGGTAATCGGCCGCAACCGGGTGAACGCCGCGATCCGCGAGTGGAACCACCGTCGCCGAAGTCGCTGGGATGAGGTCGCTAAACATTAGAGCCTCACTCCATAACTTGCCGCTCGCGCCGCGACAGCAGCCGGATCAGCTCCCGCAGCGATTGCCTGCTGCGCCTGCTGGGCAACGACGGGAGCGAGCGCTGAGCCTGGACCCGGCGTAAGACCGCCAAGCCCCGTCAGAGGCGTCACCGGCTGATTGTTGATCGCCTGCATTGCTGCGGCGTAGTTTCCGGGGATGCCGTCGTGCTGCATCGCCAAAGCCTGTGTGGCAGTCGGCGGATGAGCGGCGTAGTAAGCGGCCAAGGCGCTCTGGTAATTGCCCGGAATGCCGTCGTGCTGCATGGCATTGATCTGATCGAGCGTTGGGCCGGTGTAGGGCGCTGGGGTGGGTGTGCCGCCTGCGCCAGGCGTTGTGCCGGTCCCGTTCGGCGTCGGGTTAGCGGGCGTTCCGTTGGGGCCGGGATTGCCGAGGACCGGCGCCCAGCCATTGCCCGCCGGTTGTCCGGGGCGTGGCGCGTCGCCAAGCAGCAGCCCCAAATACTGATCGCCCGCCGCAAGGCCCATCGTCGAATACGGATCGAGCCGCGACGCATTGGCGTTATACATATCGCGGGCGAGCTGGTTGTTCTCGTTCGCGACCAGAAGCTGATCGTTGGAAGCGGTGTTCGCCGCCGAGGTCTGGGCGTGGCCAGCCTGAGAGCTGGAATAGATCGAAGCTCCAGCCCCGACGACTGCCGCGCCAATCGTAGCGCCTATCGGCATTCCACCACCTCCAGTTCGTCCTCATTCAGGCGCATCACCGCGTCGACGACATCGACGGTCGTCGGCTCTTCCGAGAGAAGCATGATCGGAGCGTAACCGGCGTTTACGGCCCAACGATTATAGACGGACGTCGCTTTCTTGGCTTGCCCTCGGGAATACATGCGGTAGGCAGCTCCAACGTAACGTTCATGGATCGGGTCATGGTCGTGGGCCAGGAGTTTCGATCCGCACGCCTGTTTCGCTCTGTCCAGAATGTCGTGGAAGCGCTCGCCGTCATTCTCCAGATCGGGGCTGCGGCAGATCCAGTCGTCGATGTCGATGCGCGCCTGAAAGCCTGGACCACGAATGTCCTCTTCGCGACGGAACCAGTTCCTGAAGCCGCCCTTGAGACCAAGGCCCTTCGCTGCCAGGTTCTTGTCAGGCAGGAAGGTGGTCAGTTGAACGGCATTGGTCCGAGTGAACATATAATCCATTCCAGCTCGCATCGCACCGAAGGAAGAGCGCCGCCCCTCGGGCGTGAACTGGGAATGGACTTCGAATGAAGCCCCCGGACCCGCGACCAGAATAAACCCTCCCTCGCCGAACCACAAAGCATAATTCTGCGGGTTGGAAACGGTCGCGGTAACATCGATCTCACCCTCCCCGCCAAGCCAAGGGCGAACGTCTGGATGATTGCAGACGCGGTTGAAGAGAGAGGCGTCGAACGTCCTCATGAGGACACCACCGAAGCCGTGCCCGAAAGATACATCGTCCGCGTTCCAGAGTTGTTGCGGCCCAACAACCGGAACTTCTGACTTGAGGCCACAGTGAGTCCGGTCTTGGTCTGAGGAACGCTGACAGCACCGTTCTGGACCTGGTAGACGGTCTTATTCGCAGTGACCTTGCAGTTCGGAGCGCTCGAAACCTCCGTCCCGACGTCCACCCATGCGGCTCCGTTCCACCATTGCCACTTCGCGTAAATTTGAAAGGTGCCGGTTGGGCTTACCGGATCGGTATAGACCGACAACGGGGCGGAAAGGGTCGCATTGCCGCTCGATCCGACCGTAACCGTCAGTTCGTCAGAAACTGCGGCGTGCGTCGTCGAATTGAAGCTGTTGAATGTGGTATCACTAGAGGACGTGCCGCCGCCTGTCCCCGTAGCTGGAGGGGTGGCCTCGTCGAGATAAACGGTGAAGGTGCGGCTTTTGTCTACGCCTTGATAGGTCGAGGTGATCGTGACGACGGTGGTCGCGGTAATTGCCGTGATTGTCAGAATGCCGCCGGAGATCGTGGCGCTGATTCCCCCATTATCGGTGGTGAAGCTCCATGACGCATTGGCGCTGTCATCAGTCGTGTTGGTCAACCGGATTGCGACGATGTTTAGCGGCAACTGTCCGGCGTCGACCGTGCCCGTATAGTCCGCCGTAATGTGAACGTCGGGAATGTCCGGCATTGAGGACAGGGCAGCGAAAAGGTCGGTGAGTTGCTCGTTCAACTGTTTAAGAACGAGCTGCCACCAAGCCATGAACTGCGCCCATTGTGGAGGCGTCGGCCCCAGAGGCGGCGGCATGATGCTCATGCGGCCCTAGCCCTCCCGGCTGAGCTTTCATCGGCAATCGAACCAGAAACCCGAAACGGCACAGGATCCGTCACACGGAAGTGGAACAAGGCTCCCGGCGCATCGAAAGCCCCCAGCCTCCGCCATTTGGCGCGGGCGCGATATTGACCCGTCGCCCCAAGGGATGCGGCGATCCACCCCGACCAGCGGTTGCCGGCGTCTCTGGAATAACGCATTTCGATGAGCGGAGCCGAGCCCTGCCCGGTAAGAACCGTCGTCTGGCCGGTGTTGCACTCCAGCTCGATGGAATCGATGATCTGGCTGCCAGTCAACGGAACGGCTCCGGTGAACTCCCGTGACAACTCGCTCGCCCCTTCCGCCCAGCCGGAATAGACCAGCAGTTCCTGACCGCTCGACGAACCGAATATCGGCGTGCCATCGGATCGCTGGATTGAGCATTGTGGAGCCCAGTTCGTGAGGCCGGTGGTTCGCCGTTCATGCCATTGGCCGGTGACGACATCGTAGCCCCACGAGGAGGTATCGAGCCTCACCATAAGAATGGCATGGCCCTGCCACAGATAGCTGAAAGCGAGGTAAGAGGTACTTCCCGCCAGTTGTTCCTCAATTCCGTGATTGGAAATCCGCGTCGGAACCTCGGCCATGCGGTAGACGATCCGGGTCGAGCCGACGAAATGCAGCGCGTTGTCGAGAACGGTCATGCAGCCGGTGGCCGCGACGCCCATAGTGGTGGTGCGCTGGCTGATCCGGAGGAACGGAAGCGTCCCGTCCCCGGTCGGATACCAGGCTTCGATCGAGTCCTTGCCGCCCAAGTAAAGCACATCCCCAACCGCCAGAACATCCAGCAGCCAGTCCGGAGAACTCTCCGCAGAAGCGAAGTCGAGCGGATCGATGGTTCTCCCATCCAGAACCGCCGACCAGTAGAATTTGTGGCTTCCTGCTCTGGCGTAAATGAACAGCCCGGCAATAAATGTCACCGCCGTGACATTCGCTCCATCTGGGAATGTCACCGCAGTTATTGTGGAGCCGTTGTAGGAAGTAACGTGGGTGCCTCTGGTCACGAGCAATTCTATGTCAGAAGACGCCCACGAAACCGGACCAGTGCCATCGATCCCGCCGAGGTCGACCCCATCCTTGTAGAGATGGTTATTCGCCGAGACGACAAATGTAGCACCGCCGAACAGATCGGCTCTGCGATAGATGCCTAGAACAGCCCCGTTACCCACGGTTGACGAAACCGCCAGACCGGAAAACGAGAGGAGCGACACCCCTCCTTTTGCGGAGGGCGTTTCCTCCGGAAGCATATTCACCAGCTCGAACGGGGGGAGATTGCCGTTCGCACGGTGGTAGGCGCCTTTGGGAAGGACGAGCTCGAACATCAGACGTCCGGCTCGAAATAGTAGCTGTCAGGACGGTCCCTATCGAGCAGCCGTTGATAGAGAATGCCTGCTCTTTGATCGATCCGCGCCAGCGTGTTCGGATCGGTTCGCGTCGCGCCGAACATATTCCCGCAACGCGATGCGAGGTTGAGGATCAGCGCCTCTTGCCATTCCTCGGGGAAATCCAAGGTTTCAGAAGGATCGGTGACCGTGTAGGCCTTGCGGCCATAGTCGAGGATTAGCGGCGTGCTGACCGAGGGAACCGGATAAAGGTAAAGCGTCAGGCCAGAGGTTCCGGTCGAGGTATACCAGGCTGTGGGAATGCCTGACGTCAACGGATTGGGCAGGGAGAGATATTCGCTGCGGTTCCACTCGGCCAAGAGACGGTTGTATGAGCCTACCGCCCAAACGTTGTTGACCTCGCGAATGGAGGGATCAAGAGCCAGTCCACCACCGTCCTGCGAGGCAAATGTGATCGATGATGTAGTAGCCTCGCGGAACAGGTTCCCCTCGCCCTGCCACATCTTGAGCATGGCGTTGAGGCGCACGAGAGCGTCGTTCATTTCCTCGCCAGAAGGGGTTTCACCGGCGGCGTGAGTCCCCAGCTCGTAACAGGCCTGGGTGACCAGCTCTTCGGCGGTCAGTGGCCATGACGTGATTCCGCTAGTGGTCATCTGTCCCTCAATTGTGCATGTGCATGTTGGTGAGCGCGCCAGACCAGGCCGGCGCAATCAGCATCCAGCCAGGATCGGTTTCGTTGACGTGGGAGAGTGTGGCAAAATCGACCTGCGGAAAGCGGCTCAGGCCGTTCTCACCCGAGTTTCCGCCGATCAGGGAACAACAGGACGCGTAGACGCTGGAGTTACACTCGCGGCCCGCTACTCCATCGACCCCAGCGCAATTTCGAAGCGCCTGAAGGAAGATCGTGCTGTCCCAGCCATAGTCCCAATCCATGTGAAACGTCATGCCGCAAGGGACTTGAGTTGCGGTGAGGCTGTGCGCGGCGCGATAGGAAATGTCGCTAGAGAGGCACCAACGCTGGCGGTCGGTCCAACCATATTGCGTCTCGAGGATTTCAAGGCGAAGCGCGGGAGTGGCGTAGTAGTTGTATGGGCAGACGAACTTACTGACCGTTGAGTCATAAACGCCAGGGATCAGGTGCTTGTATCCTCCCGGAGACCACGGATTGTGACCGTCCCAGCAACGGGCTCCGTCAACGCTGATCCAGAACAATGCCCCACTGGCGCAGGTGCCATTGAACGGATCGGAGCCATCCGGGTTGACGTAATAGGGCACTGCTGAAGGAGTTGCTCCGGAGCAGTTGTAGAAGCCTTGGTTTTCATACTGGCCGCTGCTGTTCTTCAGCGAGTAGCGATTGTAACCCGAGGCTACGTTAGCCGCGTCGATGATCGTCTGGAGCCACGCGAATTGAGTTGAGGGGCTTGCGGCGTCCATGTCGAAGCCGGTGACGAACCGAAGGCCCACCGGATAATGCGTGGGCTTCATGCTCCTCAGACCGACGTAATAGACGGTCCAGAAATTGTCCTTCAGGCAGAAGTTCTTGCCGTCGCCATAGGGGTTGAGAACAACAGTGCACGGTCGCCAGTAGGCGGTGGCGTTGATGTCGATTCCCGCCGCCGCGCTGTCGAGCGCATGTTGCCGAAGCGTCTTGTAGGTGGAATTGGCATTGGCCGATCCTGCTCCACAGAACTGGTGCAGGTGGCTTTGACCTGGCTGTCCGTAATTCCTGATCGGATCGTCGGGCAGGATGTAGCCGCAGTCGATCGACGTGCGGAACTTAGTCTCGTTGCACGTCCCTCCGTCGGCGATGATGAGACAATAGGGACTGCCGGGACCGTAGGTGTGACCACTGGAGACCCTTCCCGTAGTGGATGGCACGGGAATGTTGGTGAGTTCGGTATAGGGTGGCGGGGTGACCGCGGGATCAATGGGCGTGTTGGCCGTTCCATCCGTCTTGTAGAGCGGTGTGACCGCGACATATGCTGGAACGTCTGGCGGCTTGGGGAAGCTCTGGGCGAGCGTCCCAGTCGTGTAGCAAAGCGCCAGCAGCGCGAAGATGATGCGCCTAACCATAATAGGAATATCCCGAGCTTGGAGACATGGTGAAGGAGGATGCGCCGAAGTTGGCGGTGCCGGCGTCTCCGATCTTGGCGACACCAAAGAAGGCATACCAATTGCCAGACGGCACTTTGCTGGTCAGGCTTACAGTAGACTGAGTTGACAGAACGCCGCCGCGGTATTTCAGGAAATGAACCGTCGGAGGGCTCGCGGTCGTATCGAACTCGCAAACCAGCACGTCACCATTCGCCACCGCACCCATCGCAGGGGACGCAGAGCCGCCGTTGCGGTAGATGGCTGAACCGCCGCTATCGAGCTTGACTGTCGCCCCGTTAGGTGAAGCAGCGTTCCCTGGAACCACTCCCAACGCGCTAATATCGGATGCGCTGTCCGTTACGCCCCAATAAACGGAACCTGTCCCGTTGAGCCCTGTGATCGTGATTTCGAAATGCTTCTTGCCCGTGACTCCAAACGTAGCCTTGACATTCTGCGCCGCGCCGGGAGAAGCAATTGCGGCGGCGGACAGCGGAGGGATTCCGGTGACGTTAACGCCGGAGTTCTTGTTATGATCGTTCTTGGTGACGAAGGCGGCCGCTGAACCCGAGATCGTGTCTGTGAAGGTATCCGACCAAGAACTGACATCGGCAGTGAATGTATTACCGAGACTGTCGGTGATCGTTGTAGAACCGCTCTCGTTATCCCTGACGAGCCGCCAGCGGGCATAGTATGTCCCCGGCGGAGTGGTGAGACCGATCGAGGCGCCGTTGCTCGCCCAAGTCGCGCCGTCGATGAAGAACACAATATCCTGCTCGGGCGAGCTGAAGTCGGAATTGTTGTCGATCTGAAGCTGACCCCTGAGCCCGGCGACATAATCCGTCGTCGATCCCTGAAGGACCAAGGGAACGGCCCCCAACGCCGAGTAATTGCTGAGCGTTGGCTTCGCGAGGCCGCCGCCAATGACATAATCGATCGGAGTCCCGCGTGGGCTGTTGGCGCTGTCGGACAGGGTTTCGGTAAGGGTGAATGTGCCGCTCCCAGATGAGCCAGTGCCATCCCAAGCCCACGTCCTTGCGGGCCCATTGATGGTGAGGCCTGTGGGCAATCCAGAAGCCGTGATTGTCGAACCGGACGTTGCGCCAATGATTGTCCCGCTCGATGATGTGCCTGGATTGAACGAAGTCGAGGAGAACGACAGCGCGGAAAGGTTGGGCTGTTCGAATACGTTGGTGACGGTAATCGCGAGCGTCGTCGACTTGGGCGAACCTGTCGCACCAGTCAGGGTCTCGACGATGGTGATGTTGTGCGAGGTCGCGGACTCGTAATTGGTGGCCGTCGCCCCGGCAACAATGGTGGTTCCCGACAAGGCAAACCTCGAGCCGGCCGAATCGCTGAGCGACAGGGACGAACCAGCGGTGAGGTTCTGGATGGCACCGACAAGAGTTCCCGCAGCCGAGTTCTCTGGAATGCTGCTGGCCGAAAGTGTGAGAACCTGAAGCGTGCCCGGAGCTGCGTCGATCTCATAATTGATCGTGCTAACCAGAGGCGTGTTCTGGGCACCGGCAAGAGTCTCCGTCAGGGTGAACGAGCCCGTCCCAGCGGAACCTGTGCCGTCCCATTCCCATGTTCTCGCCGCGCCGTTTATGGTGAGGCCAGCGGGAAGGCCGGAAGCCACAATCGTTGATCCGACCGTCGCGCCGATGATCGTTCCAGTAGTTCCAACCGTCGTCACGAACATGACCGCAGAGAAGGTTAGCGGGGCAAGGATCGGCCCCGGAGGCGGAGGTGGAGGCGGCGGGGGTGGCGGAGGCGGTGGTGGCGGAGGAGCCGGGTAATAGGACGCGAACACCGGCTCCGGTTCCGGCATGGCATTGGGCAGCGCCACGCCTTCAGGCTTGATCCGCGGTGCTCTCAATTCGGCGGGCTTGGGGTCCCAGCAGTCATCGCAGACGCGAAGGCCCGTCCATTCCTTGCGAAAGGTGTTGAGCCGCCGCTGGAAGCCGCAGCGTGGGCAAGAACCCCACGGCGCGAGCATTCAGATCCCGTAGCCGATTTTCGGCGCTCGGAAGGTCCGCCAGTCGTTGCCCTGACCGGGAGAACCGGGGTTGAGCGGGAACTGGGTGTTCGGTCCTTGTGATGGAGCGCCCGTCCCTCCGCCTCCCGGAGTCATCGGAGCCGTGAACCAATCGGCGGGAAGAGGCTGGATTGGCGCGATCTCGTGATTCCAGTTGGGGAACTGCTGCTGCTGGTAGGATTGGCGGGCCGATAAGAGGTTCCCGCGCCACAGGTCCATCTGGCTTTGCCACTGCTGCTGGAGCTGGAGCTTCTGCGCGTCATCTGTTGCGGCAGCGAACGCTTGCTGGAAAGCTTCATGGTTGGGCCGCTGTCCGAACACCGCCTGCACGCCGGGGTCTGCCATTGGACCACGCAGACGGGCGCCTGGAGCGCCGACCGGCATTTGCGGACGGCCTTTGTCGGGCATTCCCGGAGCAACAGGCGGCATGGGCCGGACAGCCGGCGCTAGCGCGTTGTTGGGAGATAGCGGCATAACGCCAGTTGGAGCCGCTGTCGTGGTTACGGTTCCCGGAACAGGCGGCTGCGCGAAAGGATCGTACATCGAGGGCGTCTCCGAAATGCGGATCGCCGGCCCTCGGTCGGCATGGCTGACGCGATGCTACCCTATCGGCAAAGGGCAGTGCAAAATAATGTCAGACGGCTGCGGAGAACGGGGTCGCTTCGGTTCCCGTTGCCGCAATCATGCCCGCGACCGCCCACTTGTTGGCGGCATAGTCCTCGACCACGATGTATTCGCCCTTGACCGTCGAGCCGGTGGTCGTGCGATTGAGCGTGATCGTGTCAGCACCCGCAGTCGCGTCCGCCGTATAGCCCTTCACGGGGAAACCAGCGTCGTCCGAAACGGCCAAAATCATGCCCGTCATCGTATCCGAGGCATTGGCGACCTTGATGATGTGCGAGTTCGAGGTCGCGATGACCGAAACGAGGAACTTGAACCTCGCTCCCGAACCGGTGGAGGCAGGAAGCGTGATCGTCGTTCCGGCTGCCGTGTCCAAAAGAACCGTCTTGCCGTCGTGGAGAGCCTCGGTGACCGAAAGCGTCGATCCGCCAGCCACAACCCGCCCGGAGACGTCGGTGGTTCGATTGAGCTCGGCAGCGGTCGCGGTAATCGCCGTTCCGCCGAACGTCAGGCTGTCGATTGAGAGATCGGAGAGATTCGTCGTACCCATTCATTCCTCCTCGAGATAACCCCGCTGCCCAGGAGAGAGAAGCAGCGGGGCCACCTATGCGCTCCCTAAGCGCTCAAACGCCCGTATTCCCGAAGATCGAGCGCCAGTCGCCCCAGCCCGCGCTGTAGCGTTCCGTCGCCTTGTACTTGAGGTTCTCGGTGTCGAAGTCGGTGTCGTCCTCGAGCCCGAGAGTGCGGCGCTGATACGAGATCAGGCCATTGGGCACGTTGGTCTGGATGAACCAGGCGTCGGTGTCGGTCAGGTAGTTGTTGACCGTCACCTCGGGGATCACGCCCAGCATCTTGATCGCGTTGACGTCGTTGTTGGCGGTGCCGACGCGCATTTCCGACTTCAGGATGCGAGTGGCGTTGAACAGGTCGTTCGGACTGATGATGAGCCGAACCGGCTTGACCATGATCGGCAGGCCGGCGCTGTTCTTCGCCAGAGTGATGTTGGTGATCGCATCCTCGATCGCCGCTTCGGAAAGGTCCGCTGCGGTCAGGAGGTTCGACTGCGTTCCATTGACGGTCGGGTGGGCATTGGAGACGAGCTCCTTGCCGTCGCCGCCCGTGTAGGACGAGTTGAACGCACGATTGAGGATATTGGCGTGAACCGTTTCCTTCGTCACCAGCATCGACCAGGGAAGCGCCTGCGAGTTGGCCTCGGCGACTTCCTGATAGAGATTGTCCTCCTGCGCTTCCCGAGTGAGAATGAACCCGAGACCGTAGGTGACGTGGACGAATGGCGTTTTCGGTCCCTGCCCGAAGCCGTCGTAGGAGATGGACTGGCCTTCCCCCTTGACCGCGGCCATGCCGAGGCCGGTGACTTCGACGACATTCTCGGCCGCTTTCTGCGACTTGCGGACATCGAAAATCCGCGTGTATTGCTTTTCGAGCTTGTCGTAGGTGTGGCCGAAGATGGCCTGGATGCCCGGCAGCAGAAGGTCCGGGCGGCTTGCACGAGTCGTAATTGCCATTGGTCAGGCCCTTCCCTTAGACGCCGGTGGTGAGGTTGCCCTCGGTGCTGGCGTTGATTCTCACCCTCACCTTGGCTTTGGCGCCGATGATGTTGTCCGGCCGCTGCGAAAACCCGAGGATCTTCAGCGGCAGAGTGCTGGTCGTCGC